GCAGCGTGACTCCATCGCGCACACCGGCGGCGACGGCGGCCCGATCACGATCATAACCGGCGTCGATCGTGGGGACTAAGCTCTCCCTCGGATACGACGCGCGGCCCCACTTCAGGCCGTTTCACGCGCGCAAGCAACGCTGGGCGTGCATCGTCGCGCACCGCCGCGCCGGCAAGACCGTCTCGTGTATCATGGATCTGATCGACGCCGCGTTGCGCTCGACCAACCCAGACGCGCGGTTCGCTTACATCAGCCCGACATACGCGCAGTCGAAAGACAGCGTGTGGCTGTACTTGAAACGATTTACCGCCGCCATTCCAGGCGTGGAACAACGCGAGTCAGACCTGATGGTGGTGTTCGCCAACGGGGCGCGGGTCAGGCTTTACGGCAGCGACAACTACAACCGGATGCGCGGCATCTTCCTCGATGGCTGCGTGCTCGACGAATACGCCGACATGGCGCCGCGTGCGTGGCCCGAGGTCATTCGACCGGCGCTCGCCGATCGGCACGGCTGGGCCGTGTTCATTGGCACACCACGCGGACGGAACGACTTCTGGCGCGTTCATAGCCACGCGGAGAACGACCCGGACTGGTTCTCGTTGGTGCTGCGCGCGAGCGAGACCGAGATCCTGCCGCAGTCCGAACTCGACGACATGGCGGCGATGTTAACGCCTGAGCAGTATGCGCAAGAGTTTCAGTGTTCCTTCGACGCCGCGATCCTCGGCTCATACTTCGGCAAGGAACTGGCTGACGCGGAAACATCCGGGCGCATTACCAGCGTGCCATACGACCCGGCGATCCCCGTGCATACCGCGTGGGATATCGGCATTGGCGACTCAACGGCCATTTGGTTTTTCCAGATCGTGCGCTCCGAGTTGCACGTCATCGATCATTACGAGGCGTCCGGCTTCGCGCTCGGCCATTACGTCGAGGTATTGAAGTCGAAGCCGTATCAATACGGCCGCGATTACCTGCCGCACGACGCCATGGCCCGCGAGCTTGGAACGGGGCGCAGCATCTTCGAGACGATGAAGGCGCTGAGCGGCCGCCACCCGTGGATCGTTCGCAAGCTGTCGATCATGGACGGCATCAACGCCGCAAGGGTGACGCTCGCCAAAACGTGGTTCGACGCTGGCAACTGCCACGAAGGGCTTGAGGCGTTGCGCGCGTATCACGCGGAGTTCGATGAGCGCGCCAAGGTGTTTAGTGACAGGCCAAAGCACGATTGGTCATCTCACAGTAGCGACAGCTTTCGGTACATGTCTCTCGCGTGGCGTGAGCTCGCGCCGGACAAGCCGAAGCCTCCGCCCCGCGACAGTTGGGACGCTGCGTTCAACCGGGACGCGGAAGAGTTGCGCGACTGGAGGGTGACGTGAGCGCCAGGACATGGACGCCAGACGATCACGAACGGTTGGAAATTCTCTACTGCGTCGTGGGAATGGACATCGGCGACATCGCCATTGAATTAGGCAAGACGCCAACGGCGATTAAGAATCAGCTTACTTTTCTGGGGTTGCGTTTAACGCCGCAGGCGGTGCTGGCAAGACGTGATCGCGGGTTGAAATCCAGGCGATGGAGAACCGGCCGGGAAACGGGAATGCATGAACGTGCGGCGGCCCGTCAATGACCGACTACCGCACACTGAGCGGCGCGGCGTTCCGACGCGAAGTCGGCACCGATCCCGCCAAGTGGGCCGACGCGTTCGCGCAACGGGCCTTGGCGATGAGCGAATTAATTAGCGACGGCCTGCGTGATGAACTCGCGGAGTGGTTCGCCGACGCCATGGAGGCCGCGCGTAAGGGGTCGATCCGCGAAGTGATCATGGGAGACCTGTTCGGCCCCACCGTGCGTATACGAAACGTCATCGAGGGGAACACCGCATGACCACGACCCGCCGCCTCTTAGTCCTCGCCGCTCTGCTGTTGCCCATGGCGGCACACGCGCAAGCCCCCGCCCTGACCTACGAGGATCGTTCCGGCACGATCACCGCCGGGGGCACCGCCCAGGTCGTCCTACCGGCGTGGACGGGCCGACACGGGTGCGTGATCCAGAACCAGTCGGCGGGTAGCCTGTGGGTGTCCGAGACGGCCACCGCGATCGCCGGGCCGCCGTCGATCCTGATTCCGGCCGGTCAGCAGTTTCTCTGCATGAGCCCGGCGTCCGGCCAGGCGTATTCGATCATCGGCGCGACCACGGCGCAGGCGTTCGCGGCGCGTCAGTGGTAATCAGCCGTCGTTCATTGCTGTTGGCCGGAGCCGCGTTTCCCGCGTCGGCATACGCCCAGTGTGTCATCAACGCACCAGCCGTGGATGCGTGCCGCGGCGGGGTGCGCATCGCCCGGCCCGCTGGCGCGACACTCGATCTCAACTTCATGACCCCTGGCACGCTCGATCCGCGCATCACGTTCTCTCGTGCCTCGACGGGCACGTATTTCGACGCCGCCGGGACGATGCAGACGGCGGGGAGCAACGCGCCGCGCTGGAATTACGATCCGGTCTCGTTACAACTCAAAGGGTTGTTGCTGGAGAGTCAGCGAACCAACGGCCTCCGCAACAGCACCATGGCCGGCGCCGCCGCCGGAACGCCGGGAACCATGCCGACAAATTGGTCGTGGGGTTTTGGCGCGACCACGCTGTCGAGCACGGTGGCGGGCACCGGAACCGAGGGCGGTATCGCTTACATCGATATGCGGGTGTCCGGCACGTCGGCCGTGGGAGCGTCGATCGTGTTGGTTCCCGAGGCGGGAAATATCATCGCCGCCGTCAATGGGCAGGCGTGGTGCGCTTCGACCAACTGGCGCGTGGTCGCGGGTTCGATGTCCGGCGTGTCCGCCGCGCAAATATTGATCCGAGAGCTCACCTCGGCGGCGGGGGTCATCAAGGACAATACACTTTCGCTCACGATGCCGGCCGCCACCCCGTCACTGGCGGGACAACGAACGCAGGCGAGTGTCGTGCTGAACGGGGGTGGAACGGTCGCGTTCACGCAACCCCGTTTTAGTTTCGTCATCACGAACGGCGCCGCGATTGATTTCACGCTGCGGATGGGTGCCACGCAGATGGAGCAGGGTGACACCGCGTCGTCATTCATTCCGACATCATCGGCCGCTGTCACGCGCGCCATGGATGCCGCTTCCATCCCCGCCGCCGCATGGTTCAACGCCGCCGCGTCGTCTCTCTTCGCCGAGTTCACGGTGGCCCAGTCGCCCAACCCGTCGCTTTTGAGCTCTCGGTCCCCCGCCGGGATCAGTGTCGGGACCGACGTTAATGTCATTCGCCTGTGGGCGCAGCTTTCCAACAGCGCCAACAGCGCCATTTCCACGGCTATCGCGGGCGTGAACACCAACAGCCCGGCGCTTGGCGCCACGACCGCGAACGCCATCATGAAACTGGCGGGCGCGTGGAGCGGCACGACAATGGCCGGGTCATTGAACGGCGCCGCGCCTCTGTCGGCCGCTGTTGGAATGCCGGCCGGTCTCAACACGCTGACACTCGGGACCACCTCTCCCGGATCAACCAACTATCTCAACGATCATCTCCGCCAGGTGTCTTACTGGCCGCGCGTGCTCTCCGACGCCGAATTGCGACAGGTGACGACATGACGGGATACCCGTGGCAGGTCGGCGACGCGCTGCTCGCGGATGACCTGAACGACGCCATCGCCAACGCGGGCGATGACAACAACAGCTATTCTGTTCTGGCCGCGGGCGCGAAAGGCGACTGGAACTGGACCACGATGACCGGCACGAATGATCGTGCGGTTATCCAGGCCGTCCTCGACAACCCTCCCGCCGGGCGCCGCATATCGTTTCCGCCCGGTCGCCAGTTCTATGTCGGCACGGGCCTGACGATCCCACCCCTGAGCGCCGGGTTTTACCTTTCCGGATCGGACTTCTCGGGGATCAATTACCCGCCGGTCTGTTCCGGTCTCGTTTGCGACGCCAACCATGACTGTCTGACGATCGACAGCGCGCAGGGATGCACCATCGAGAACCTCACGTTCTCATCGAACGCCACGGTAGCGCCCACTTACGGCGCGGGCATCCGGGTTATCGCCGGGCGCAGGATCATGCTGCACCGCACGCTTTGCTACAGCACTTACGAAAGCTATCGATGGGAAGACGGCGGCTCCGGCGGCGCGCTCGGCGGTTATATGAGCGAGCCCTACGCGGCCAAGGCCACGCGCGCGTTCATCGTCAATAAAACGTGGGCTGAGTTATACATTTTCGGCGGTGGCCGTATTGGCAACGGCCCCGACTGGGCCACGCCGCAGGCGCTTGTCTCCATCGAGGGTGGTAGCGCGGCGATCCCGTCTTCGACCAACGGCATCAGCATCACCAACGTGACGATGCAGTGCCAGACCGGCCCGCGCGCTTTCATGCAGTTCGTCAACCGCGTCCCCGGCGCCCTCGCGAATAACATTTACGCCATCGATATCAACGGAATGGCTCTGGAACGTGGCGCATCGGGCATGGACTACGTGTTTTATTCGGACGGATCGTGGCCGCTCATCGACCGGATGTCGATGACGAACTGTTATATTAATTGCGGGACGGCGGAGTTCTGGGGACTTCCCCCGGCGACGCAGATCCTCGCGATCACGCTGTCGAACAACCAGATCATCCGCGCCGCTTCGTTTACCCTGGCTCCCGCCAGCCGGTTCTCTTTGTATATGTCAACGGAACAGTTCGACTGCGATAATATATCGATCACGTCTCCCGGCTCATCGATCATGGCCATCATGGGAGTGGATATCGTCGGTAGTTTCACCGTCGCGGGACCGTGGCAGGCGCTCAGTATTGTTGGTGGTTCCGTGACCGGGACATTTACCAATAACGCCACGGGGCCGATGTCTGTCCTGATCCCCAATCAGACCAGTAAGCTCACGCAGGATATCAATATTGGGGACAGCGCCTCGGCGGTTCCGGCGGTCATTCGGCTGAACGCGGCGGTTGGCACGGTCAAAACCATTCAGTTCCAGTCGGCTGGTGTCAACAAGTCGGTGCTTTCCGTCACCGCCGGGGACAATCTGGCTATTCAGTCCTGGAACGGCGGCGCATTGGTTGGCAACGCCTTCACGGTACTCAACGCGACGGGGGCCGTTCAAATGCCCCTTCTGCAAGCCTCGGCGTCGTTCGCCAGCGACGCGGCGGCGGCGGCGGGCGGTGTGGCTGTTGGCCAGCTGTACAGGAACGGCAGCGCCGTTCAGGTGAGGGTGGCATGAGAACGCGCACCCAACACTTTTGCCCGGCGTGCAGGCGTTACGTCTTCGTGTGCGATCACTGGATCGTGCCGCCAACAGGTGCGACGCAATGAGCCAGTCTCTCTACCCCGATCCGCCGACGGACCCCGAGGCCGCCGAGGCGTCACGCCCGAAAGGCGGTCCCGGCATCGCGGATGATCGTTACCCGCGCGACCTGGACGATTTACACGCGCGGCAGGTCCAGTGGTTCGAGGACAGCGAAATGGCGACCGCCGATGGTCGGCGCATGTCACAACGCGATCGCGACTACAAAGACGGCTACCAGTGGTCGTCGGCTGAGAAGGAAGCACTGAAGGGACGCGGTCAGCCGGAGATCACGATTAACAAAATCGCTGATAAAGTCGAGCTGATGTGCGGCCTCGAACGCAAGTCGCGCACCGATCCCAAAGCGTTCGCGCGCAATCCAACCGACGAGGACAAGGCCAACGCCGCGACGCAGGGGCTTCGTTACATCTCCGACGACAACAACTTCCCCCTGATCCGCTCTGATGTTTATGAGAGCCTGATGGTCGAGGGCGCGGGCGGCGCCGACCTGGCGCTGGAGGACGACGGCCGGGGCGGCGCGAACATAACCATCACCCAGGTGCCGTTCGACCGGCTGTTTTGGGACCCTCATAGCAGACGACTGGACTTTAGCGACGCGCGCTACAAAGGCATCGTGATCTGGATGGACCGTGATCAGGCATACGAGACGTGGCCCGACGCGGAAGACCTGATATCCGATACGTTCGCGACACAGACCGGCTCTTATTCCGACCGGCCGCACGATATCGTCTGGTGCGACAGCAAGCGCGAGCGCGTCCGCATCGTGCAGATGCACTGGCAGGAGCGCAACGAATGGTGGGTCTCCACCTTGACCCGCGTCGGTTTCCTGGCCGAACCGATGAAATCGCCATTCCTGAACGGCAAGGCCCGATCAACGTCCGGCCTCATCATGGCGTCCGCGCACGTCGATCGTGAGAATAATCGTTACGGCATGGTCCGCAACCTGATTTCCGTGCAAGACGAAATCAATAAACGACGCAGCAAGGCGCTGCACCTTCTGAGCGTGAGGCAGGTCATCGCGGAAGATGGCGCGGTCGCGGATATCGACAAGGCGCGGCGCGAGGTGGCGAAGCCGGACGGTTACATCTCCGTCAATCCCGGAATGAAGTTCGAGATACAGGAGGGCGGTGAACTCGCCCAGGGCCAGTTTAAACTGCTGGAACACGCGACGGCGGAAATGCAGGCGTCGGGGCCGAACGCGGCGATGAGCGGCACCGATCCGCGCGAGTTGTCGGGCCGGGCCATCCTCGCGCAACAGGCGGGCGGTGCGGCGACCCACGAGCCGATCGCCGACACGCTGCGGATGTGGAGCAGGACGGTCTACGAGGTCGCCTGGATGGCCGCGCGTCAGTATTGGACGGCCGGACGCTTCGTGCATGTAACGGACGATCTTGGCTCGACGAAATACGTCGGCATCAACCAGCCGGTCAGGCTCATGGACGAACTGGCGGCGATGCCGGAGCAGCAGCGCGCCCAGGCGATGCAGCAAATGCAGATCGTGCCGGGT